TAGATGAGCGAAGCAATGGCGTGGTTCATTTTGATTATCGATTTTACGATTCTCCTAACATCATTTTTTGCAATGGCTTTCGCGTTTTTACAATCGAGGTAGAGCAATGAACGAATACACGATAACTGTTAATACGATTGGCGATTACCCTATTATCAGCGGGGAAATTCCGCTTTTTTTCACCTACCAAACAGAAGGTGGGGAAATACTGCATTACTGCTTGCAAAGCGTTACAGAAAACGCTTTCGAGAACATATGCGATCTCAAACGCTCGATTTTTGAATTGAAAGACGAATTGACCGATATCCAGCGGCTTTTGAGCGATTACGAAAAGCTTGTGAAGCATTGTGAGAATCAGCGTAAGGAATTAGCTCTATACCATGCGCTTTACGATCAGAAAGGCGGTAAGCGATGATCGGTGATTATGTGGGCAACGGCAATCTGCCCGATGATTGGAATGAAGCAGCCTTTGAACGATATTGGGGCTGCGATGGCGATGAGTACGATGATGAGGATGATGATTGGCTAGAGGATGATGATCATGCAGAATGGGAATAGGGGCAAGGGCTGCTTGCAGCTGGCAGTTGCGTTCACGGTGTTCTTTGTAATCATGAATCTGATAGGCGTAACTGATGTGAGCTGGTTGCTGCTCATGTGGTGGCTTTGGTTGCCGATAGCAATAGTATTTCTCATCATCATTTGGATGTGATGAAAATGGAGCCTTGGCGCAAAACATGTGCATCGTGCGGCGCATATATAGCGCCTTATTGCTACGGCATCGAGCTGCAAGCTGGAAGTGATGCAGATTTGGAAAAGCCCTATAAGACTGAAGCAGATGAATGGTGTACACTTTGGCGCAAAGAACGTAAGACAGAATGGAACGGCAGAAAGCTGGTGAGAAGCTAAATGGTAAGCGACGCTAGGAAACGTGCGGTATCGAAATATGATGTTGAATGGACTGTGCAAATTCACCTGAAGTTGAACAGGAAAACAGATGCCGATATCCTGAAGCAGCTGGATTCGGTCGATAACAAGCAGGGATACATCAAGCGCCTGATTCGTGAGGATATGCTAAGATAGCCTTGCAGCGTTGCCCTGCCATAGACGTATGGCAGGATTTTAAGAAAGCACCTGTGGCAACCATATTGCCCAACAGGTGCATTTTTTTTTGCAAAAATTATTGCGATTCTCGCATTGCATCGAAAAATATAGGTGTATACTTATATCAACGAAAGGCAAGGCACCTGATAGAAAGGCACCGATCATGTTCATCACCACTTATACCACCAAAAGCGGCAATTCCTATGATATCTACAACTACGGTTACGGTTATGAAGCCGAGAATTTCCCTTATTACTATCAGACTGTTGAAGAGCTTACCAGCGCAATAGAGTATTTCGAGAATTGTGCTGCTTGGGTGGGAATGACGCACTAGGAAAAAGCCCGAAAGGGCTTTTTTCATGGGCAAATACCCATAATCTCGATTCCAAGCCCTTAAATCGCCTTAAAACGAGCCATCTACCTGCTGTTTTATAAAAGCGCTATATCGCCATGATATAGCGCTTTATCGTATGCGCTATAATGAAACTGCTTAAACTAAGGCTATCGAATGGGGCTTGCCATGGAATATCTGAACAGCGCATTGCTGCAAGTCATGGGCATAGTGATCGCTGCTGCTTGCGGATGGCTGGCAGCTCAGGTGAAGCGGCTTTCGACACGCGATGCGGCGCTCAATGCTGGCATCAAGGCGCTTCTTCGAAAAGAGCTGCTTAACGATTTCGAGAAGTACGTTCAGAACGGCGATACACTCACGATCGAGCGAAAGCGCGAGATAGATGAATGCTATGAAGCCTATAAGACTTTGGGCGGCAACGGCGTTGGAAAGCAGCTATATGAGAAGCTTTGCAATGTGAAGATCGATGTTTAGAGGGTGGTTGCGATGAAGTATCTGATTCCCGATAAGGTTTATAACGTTCTGAAATGGGTTTGCATCATCGCCTTGCCTTTGATGGCATGGGCATACGGCTATTTCGCCGATATTTGGGGCTGGATTTATCCTGATCAGATCGTGCGCACAATCAACGGCATCGCTACGCTTCTAGGCGGTTTGATCGGCATTTCTCAGATTACGGCAACGAAAATCAACGAAGATTGGAGCAATGAAGATGGGCGATAAGGATAAGGAACAGGCTGAGCAGGCTGAGCAGGTGGAGCAGGAGAACAAGCCCACTGCCGAAGAAATCAGCGATCTCAACAGCCAATGGTGCCCTGAAGATAGGGTGATTTACGATGAGTAAGACGGCAGCAGATGTTATTGCAATCGCACGTAAAGAGGTAGGCTATTCGCGCTATGCCGATCCTGAAGCTGGCACCAAATACGGGCGCTGGTATGCCAAGAAGATAAATTCGCCATGGTTCGGCACAACGGGCGTGCCGTATTGCGCCATGTTCGTGAGCTGGTGCTTGGATCAGGCTGGCGTGAAGTGCCTTGGATGCCCAACGGCATCATGCACAAGCGGGCTGCTCACGGCGGCTAGACGCGCTGGAAAGCTTATCAGGGTTCAGGATGGCAAGGCGGGCGATCTTGTTCTCTTTAATTGGAACGGTGCTGGCTATTACGCTTCTGAAGCCGATCACGTGGGCTTCATCACCAGCAACAACGTTGGCAGCAGCTATATCAATACCATCGAGGGCAACGTTGGCGGCGCTGTTGCTGCGAGAACACGCGGCTACAGCACGGTTGTGGGCTGCATCCGTCCTGAGTACGCTGCACAGCCTGAGCCTAAGCCACAGCCTGTGCCATCGCCGAATCTTCTTGTAGATGGCGTTTTCGGCAAGCTCACCGTGAAAGCCCTGCAAACTGCATTGCAGCTGCACAGCTTCTACAAGGGCTATTACATCGATGGCGATTTCGGCTATTACACCAAGTTGGAGCTTCAGAAGTATCTCAGGTATCTCAACTATTACAGCAGAGATTACTATCTCGATGGCGATTTCGGCTATTACAGCGTGAAAGCACTGCAAAGCTATCTCAGGTCTAAGGGCTTCAAGGATAGCGGCGTTGATGGCGTTTGGGGCAAGTACACCACCATCGCGCTGCAAAAGGCGCTCAATGCAAATAAATTCTAGGATGTTGCGGCATGGCTAACTCAGGCAGGAAAGGCAAGTACGAAACGCATGTGAAAGCCCGATTCGATGAGATACGCGAATGGGCTTCTATCGGCGCCACCGATAAGGAGATATGCGCTTCATTGGGCATCGCCGAAAGCACGTACTTCGACTACAAGCAGAAGCACAGGGAATTTTCGGAGTTGATAAAAGATGCCCGAAAAGTGCCGATTATGCAGATAAAGGCGGCGATTTTCAAGCGTGCGACTGGTTACAGCTATCGTGAGACTACGAAAATAAAAGAAGATGGCGTGATCGTTCGTGAGCAGATTCACGAACGATTCGCGCTGCCCGATCCCGCATGTGCCATGATCCTGCTGAAGCATTGGGCGCGCGATGAGGGCTGGACTAACGATCCCGCTACTTTGGAGATCAGACGTGAGGAAATCGAGCTGAAGAAGAAGCAGCTCGAAAAAGAAGATTGGTGAGAGGGTGATCAGGATGCCTTACGGATTCAATGAGGATAAGAGCAAGTGCGATCTCGATCAGATGATCGGCGAGAAGTTCGTTGTGCTCGAAGGTAGCACGGCATCACAGGTGAGCAGCGGCGGCTACAGCGGCGTGAACATAACCAAGCAGCAGCTGGCAGATGCGGGCATCACCGATATCGGCAAGTGCGTTGTTGTCGGTGCCATGTATAGCTGGGACGATGGCGCGGCATGGTTTACGGATATCCCACAGGGCGCGAACACCAACACTGCTTATCCTCCTTTGATGGTTGTAACATTCGGCTATACGTCTGCCGTGCCTGTGAGGATCACATTCAAGAACAACTATGGCAGTGCGCTCACCTTCAAGTATCGCATTGTCCTGATGAAGCTTTCGTAAATGCCCGCACGTAAAGACTTCTACCGTTCTAAGGAATGGGAAAGCTTCAGGCGCGTTATAATCGCAGAGCGCACAGACGAGGATGGTTTCATCCGCTGTGCGCTTTGCGGCAAGCCCATCGTTCACAAATACGATCTCATCATTCATCACAAGCGTGAGCTGAATGAAGCGAACGTGAACGATGCCATGGTTGCGCTCAATCCCGATAATGTTGAGTGCGTTCACTTCAAGTGCCATAACGAATTGCACGATAGGTGGCAGGGCGGCAACAACGGCTGGCATCCGAAGCCGAAGCAGGTGCATATAGTCTATGGCTCACCACTCAGCGGCAAGAGCACATGGGTTAGATCGGTGGCAACAGGGCGCGATCTCATAGTAGATATGGATAGCATATGGGATTGCATAACTGCTGGCGATAGGTACGACAAGCCCGATGCGCTCAGGTCTGTTGCATTCGAGCTGAGGGATAAGCTTTACGATGTGGTGAGGTATCGGGCGGGCAAGTGGCAGGATGCCTATGTGATAACAGGCGGCGCGACTGTAGGCGATAGGGAAAGGCTCAGGGCGCGTGTGGATGCCGATGATATGATCTTCATCGATACTGGCAGAGAAGAATGCCTGAAGCGCTTGGAGAAACGCGATATGGGTGCCAAGCAGCGTGAGCTTTGGAGAAGCTATATAGAAGATTGGTTCTCAGACTACCAAGGCTGCTGATACCATCCCCCCTATGTGATTAACTTACTTATCAAAGGGGATTGCAAGGGGATGCCCTTTTCTTTCACCGAAAAGAATTTTTTGAGATTTTCTGCAACGAATTAGGCTGATTTTTGCTGATTTTCGGCAAAAATTCGGCGTTTTGGGGCGATTTTTCACCCGAATATATAGAAAACGGCGCGATTTTCTATGAAAAACAGGGCTGTTTTTCGCCTGAAATCGGCGCTGAATTGATCTGCAAGCCAAGCATGAGGAACGGTTTCAAAATGCAGATTTACAGCTTCACCTGCGTTTATATAAGTGTACGCTTACCGTTCC